TTTTACGAGTCAAAGCATCTCTAAAGGAGCTTACGTCTTCAAATTCTGTTCCAAACTGATCGTTTATAAAATTTAAAAAACGTCCTTGAGCTTCTTCTGGAGATTCTTCGCTGACTTCACTCTGTTGAGATTGGTCATTAGATTCACTATGTAAAGAACGGTCATTAGTATCTTGCGATTCTACTGGTTGCTCACTAGGAGTTTGAGTAGCCTCACTAGATTCTTCTTTTACTTCTGTGGTCTCTTGTTGAACTTCTGAACCTCCTGTTAAATCTACAACTTCTTTTTGTAGTTCTTTAGGCTGTTCTTGAACAACTTCACCACTTAATTGTTCAGCGATTAAATCGCCCATATCATCTGCCATATTTTATTGTATTAAATTAAACCTTGTTGCAAAAATAATGTATTTATAATTATAAACACAAAATCTAAACAATTTTTTTTACATCATTATATCTGGATCTTCTATAGGTGCTTCATTCCCTTTTCTCTGTTCAATCATTTTTGATTGGAAATGTGCACTCTTGGCAACAGTTTTTTCTCTAGATTTACCTTGAGTTCTGTTAGCCTCAATCTTGCCCAGATTATTTATTTGTATTTTTTCAAGCTCTCTTTGATGTGCAGCTTGCTCATACTGATTTTTCATTTCAAACTCTATCTGCATTTTTCTTATTTCCAACTCGGCATCTAACTGTTTCATTTTAGCGTCTAACTGAGATTGCATATTCATCTCTCCTTGTTTTAGTTGAGCTGTAACTTGTGCTGATTGCTGTTGTTGTTGAGAGTTTGCTTGTATTTGTTGTTGAGCTATAGCCATCTGTTCTTTCTGATATTTCTTTCTTCTTAGAATTAGCATTCTGTTTGCTAACTTAACATTGTTAATATCTCTTATTATTATAGCATCTTCTAGTCTAAGTTCTTTTTGTGCTAAAGATAACTGTATAGACTGCTCCAACTGTGCTCTCTCCTCCTCATCAGGCTCTACCTGAATATCTATACCGAACTCATGCAAGGATATATCTTTGTTTAAGTTAACCGTTTTCATAACAGCTTGACCCAAAGCTTTCATATACCCACTAAATGGCTTATCATACTTAACTATGTCTTGTAGTTTTAAACATATAGACTCGCCAGTATCTTCAACTATTTTTAGATACCCATCGTTAACAGATCTAGTAGCATTATTTGAAGCCATTAGCTGCATCTTCTGTATACCAACAAGTGCATCGCTAGAAGGTTTAGCACCATCTCTAGCTTCGTTTACTCCAGTCACATCACGTATCATATTTAGATTATGTTGATATATCTGTATCAACTGCATCATATCCCTACCTATACCATTCTCCAACTCTTGAACTGGAAAAGCATTAGTAGCGTTACCCTCATCATCAGTTCTCCTATAATATATATTACCAGTTTGATCAAATATCTCCTGTAGTTCAAGTGGTGTAAAAGTACCTCCATCACCTTTAGATACATTCTCTAAAGATCCTATTTCAAAAGCAGCTCCTTTTGGTCTAGCCTTAGCCATAACTTGTTGCATCTTAAGATGTGCTAGTTGTATCTGATCTGCAAAAGGTATCATTCTCTGAACCATAGAAACATTACGCATCTTGTTTAAGTTCGGTGAATATATTGTATATGACAGCTTTGTTTCAGCTAAATTATTTTTTGGTCTAGACATATTCTTTGCAAGACCGTAGTTAAATATATAATCTGATCCTACAATGTATTTACCACTATATACAGCTTTTACAGTGCTGCTCTTTTTTTCCCTTTTGTATTTAGAGTTTTTAGGAGTTTTGTATTTACCTTCTTTTTTTCTAAGAGAGAACCCTCCAAAAGCATTTTCTTTCTTTTCATAATTTAACTCATATGTGCTAATAAACTCAGCATCCATAATCTCTATAGAAAACTTATCGTACTCGCTAGCATAATCACCATGATTAGAAAATGATCTTCCAAACAAAGTGTCATCCTCATTTTTCTTACCATACTTTTCAGCAATCTCTTTATATTCATCTTCTGTAAACTCATCCCCAGCTATTCTTTTTAGCTCAGATATACTAATAGTGTATATCTCTCCAGCATGATTTATATTTTTGTAACTAGGAGAATCAGAATATGAAGTTATTAGCTGTGTAGGATTTACATATTTAATTTTTATACCATGAGAAGCATCTATGTAAGTTTTTACAGCTGCTGTTCCAATAACAACTAAATCTCTAATTATTCTTTTTCTGGTCTCACTGAAATCATTATTTTGCAATACATACTCTATACCATTTTCAAGAGATATTTCTTGAGCTAGTTTAAAGTGCATATCCATATATACCTGTAACTCTTGTATACTTTCAGGAACAAATCCCTTTTTGGTAAAATCTTGACCTGTAATTTTTGACATGCTAGCTCTAAGAGGTGCTGTCTTCATGTCAGCAAATAGTCCTCTAGCCTTATCATCTCTTTGATCTATAGATAGCTTGTCTACTCCGTTTGCTCTAACTTTAAATTCTTGATTAAACATCCCACCAGAAATAACATCAACAAACTTAGGGACTATACAAACTGGAGTCCAATCTATATTCATATAAGAAGTATCACCCTCTACGTCAAGAATATCTTTATATTTAGACACACTTTGGGTGCCTTCTGCGTAAGCACGCATTTTTTCATATTGTCTTTTTCTATCCTGATAGCTTAAGTCAGTATTATTCTTATAATCATAATACATTCTTTTTAAGTATTGAAGACCATACTCTTTCGTAGCTTTTTCTTCATTGGTAGCAAAGACCGTTGGATATCCTCCTATAGTTTCAAATTGAGTTTTCATTTATATTCTCTTAGATATTATTCCTGTATTATTATATTTTTTTACAAAGTTAAGATTTATTTTTCTAACTTTCTTTTGTCTAACGTGTTTTTGTGAAGCTAACAGAGCTAAACTGGAAGCAACAGTAGCATCATACTTAGTTCTATTGTCTGGCTCAAACCTGCTCCAGTCATTTAGTAGTCTGTTAAAGTAACATTTACCCATCTCTCCAGTATCCTCGTTGTAACCTATATGATCATAAACATAGCTAGCCACAGCCTCTGTCTGAGCATTTAAGACAGCTACACCAGTAGATGGTATACCTTTTGTTTTTTGAGCTCTACTATTGCTAGTGTGAGTGGACTCTGGTCGATCCATCAGGTATTCATAGTATCCTCTTCTTTCAAAATACTTTATTATACCGACCTTGTTATTTTCTATAAGTATTGGACAGCCATAGTATACACAAGTTTTTATCACATCCTCGTAAAACATCTCAGCCTTAGGAGGTCTAGCTATGTATTCACAAACAAACTGATTTGAGAAGTCATCCATCATGCTAAACTTTTTGTAAACATAACAAGCAGCATCAGATCTTCTACCATCAGTAGTAGTGTCGTGATCATAAGGGTCACAACCAGCCACCATCTCCATACTATTAGCAGGAGCTTTTCTGTTTCCAACTTCTTTTATTTTGTTTCTCCTATCTTCTGGCGGCAACCAAGATACTCTCCACCTACCTTTTGAATTAGGAACCCACTGAACTTTTCCATCCTGAGTTCCACCCTTCCATATAAAGTCTCCTTTTACCACTAGATTTGTAGCTTGCTCGTTATAATCCATCTGCTGGTATATCTTTTCAACATCAAAGGGACTATGTCTAGAGTCACTTCTAAAAGCTTCATCTATAGTAAAGGGTCTTTGTCTTTTTTCTTCAGACAATTTAGTAGTATTATTTTTATAGGCATCTCTTATGTTTTGTAAATACTCTTTAGATCCAATACTTTTACCTATAAATTTAGACTGTTCTTTTGTTGGTGTATCAATCACAGAAAATCCGTACTCATCTATGAATCCTTCGTACCCATCATAAGCTGGAGTAAAGTAAGAATACATACCAGATCTAGTTCTTCCGTTAGCATCTCTGTCTTTTACATCGCTGTCATACCATATATTTTTAAAGTTCTCACCACCCGAAACCTCAAGCTCATTGACAGTGGAAGGCATAAAACATTTTCCTATGATTCTATCTCCTAATGTTAAACAAGATCTTACAACTTCCCAGTTTTTTTCTACACTAGCCTCTGTCCACTTACCAGCCTCGTCACATAGATACCTTATTAGCTTTACTGAGTCATAAGAGTTTTCTCTAGTGTTTCTCCAGTCTATTTTACTATTCAAAGCTTCTGACTTTGTAACTTTGGAAAAGTTCTTAGTTATCTTCTGACCTGGTGTGTTAAAACTAAGTGTGCTTTTAGGATTGTCACTACCATCTATTATAGGCTGAAAAAAGAAAGGCAAACTTCTAAACATATAAACTAATTTATCTGTAAACAAAGATTTAGCGTCAGCACCAGTCTTGCTAGTTATACCTCCATGAGAATTGTATCTTGATGTTATTTCATGTAGCAACATAGCAGCACCTTTGTAGGAAGCACCCTCTCTTCTATGCTTTACCATTACCATCCCAAAAGAATTAGGATCTTCCTTGCATATTTCCCAGAATATAAAAAACCTTCTGTCTCTATCTCTGTACTCAGGATATCCTACGTCCATCTTGCACCAGTTTAGATAATAGTAATGTTCTCCAGTTATGTAGGTAGGCACACCATTATTCATAAACCAGACCCCTTCTTCTCTTCGTTTAAACTCTTGGTCTATAAACCAAGAATATTTTGAAACAGTTTCTTGACTGAGACCATCTGGCATTTCTGTTCTTTTCCACTTCTGGTCTTTCTTTTTTAAATCTGAAAACAGTATTTCTTTTTTCTTAGGCTTTACGGGAAGTTTAAACTTCAAACTATTTACTTGTATATACTCCGACATAATAAATTTTAGCCAATTATGCAAATATAATAAAATAAATCTTACTCTCTATTTTTTGGCATACTTTTCTGAGAAGCCAGCTTTGAACGATTTCTCCTCTAAATCCATATCATCTTCAATAGATTCACCTTCTTTTATTTGATTTTGTATCTTGTGAATAGCCATAAGTATATCTTGAGCATCCATAAAACACTCTTTCTTAGCTTTCATAGCGTTTCTAGCTTTGTCATCCTGAAGATCTGGATCTATAGGTTTCTTAACTTCCTCCAGCAAAAGATCAAAAGCTTTGTTCCCAGAGTCTATAAGACTTTGTAGCTTTTTATTAACATCTACTTCTTTCATTTACTTTCATATTTAGCAACACAGAGCACCTTTCATACTCCTCCAAGTCTTCATAATACTCTATCATAAAGTCTATACACTCATCTAGGTCTTGTTCTGTTAAATCTTCCTCCACCATATTCCACAAAAAACAAGCTGGACTTTTTGAAGTTAATATCTGATCTATAGTTTTTCTACCCGTTAGTATATCATATGAGTTTGAAACGCATATATCTAATATTTCTTCTTTAGTCATCATTTTTCTACTTTTGCTAATATGTCAAAGTTACGCATTCTTAACAACTTATCACCCTCTATCTTCATATCATATTCAGAATTTTTAGAAAATATAACCTCATCTCCTTTTTTTAAGCCCATTTTTTTCATTTCATCATTCATATATTCTATATATCCATATAGCTCTTCATCTTCTGCTTCTGGCTTTATATATATACCAGACTCTGTGATGTAGTTAGATTCGTCTTCTATTTTCTGTCTAACAAAGTTCCAATGATTTAACATCTTAAGTTTACCTTTTCTAACTCTAGCATACACATGGGTACAGTGAACTTTAAAAACTTTTTCTTCATCATGGTATGTTAACCTATTCTCTTCGCTTATTAAAAAGTGATGACAATAAACTTTATCTCCTTCTTTTACATCCATAGATATACCGTTGGACAAAGCTATAGGTACTCCAACAACTGTGCCATATTGTCTAGCATGTTGCATATCGTTATAACTTGTTTCTAAAAATAACTCTCTACCATTTAACTCTATGGTGTCTTCGTGAGTCTTTTCTACTTTTACAAAAAAATAATCTCTTATAGGTTTCATATCACTTCGTATTTTTCTCGTTCTTCAATATCATACTCTATAGCTGTTGGTTGACTAAAAAACCTTTTCCATGGCTTTGAAAACTCATCGTCTTTGGTTTTTACGTAAACATCATACACTACTTGTTGATGCTTGTACCAAGCAGCTTCGTCCTGTATTATAGCAGTTATCTCTATATAACCACCGTTCATTAACTGTCCAACCTTATAGGTTAGCCCCTGTTTCAAATCCCCTATAGTTATCTTTCTAATAATAGGATTTATAGATTCTATTTCACTCATCATCTTTTGTATTAGTATTATATTCAGAATCAAACTCATAAGTATAAACTTGCTGATCTGATGAAGTATCTTGAGACTTTTCTTTTTTTAACGCAACCTTAAGAAGTATTAAGTATCCTATAAGATCTGATATTGTGTCTTCTGTTTTATCATTTATACCCTTGTTCTGTATACGCATGAGCTTATCATTTATACGTGCACACAAAGAGTCCACTGGAGATCTTGAAGGAAATACTGTTGATGGGTTGGTGGCTGAATCGCCATAGTCTCGATTCTTCTTTATAAGAAGATTTTTCATAGATTCGCACATCTCCTCTATGAGTTGTTCTGTTGTTTTCATGGTATTGTATTAAATTAAATTGTCACTAATATAGTGAAAAATTTTTATTCAAACAATATCCTGCTAATTTTTTGATAATGTACTGTTAGTTCAGTTGTTTTAGATCCAGCCATTTGTTGAACCCCAATGTACGGTATTAAATCGTGATCGTCAGCTAAGGCTAATGATTTTGTTGTTGATAAACTTTGAGTAGCTCCACCCGCTGTGGCTGATGTCACTAATCCATATTGAACTCCATCAACAAAAACAGAAACTTGTCTATTTGAATCTATAGATATTCTAAACCTGTAATTAGTGGAAGCAGCTACTGCTATTCCTAAATCTGTTACGTAGTTAACAATAGATCCACTTGCATCTGTAGAATAAACAAAATGTAAATTAGCGTTTGTTGTTAGAGTACCTTGATCATCATCTGTACAGAATAAGAAATAAGCTTGATCTGCATCTGTTGTATAAACAGGAGTATTTGTTAATTTTAAACCAGCATGAAAAGAATAATCCGTTATCGTTCCATGAGTTGTTATGGAACACTCCCACTCTACTTGATTTTCCGTTCCAAACTTTACTCCAGTCCAAGCTGTTTGATTAGAGTCTAAATGTGGAGCTATAATAACTTGATCATTATCAGCACCGTCTGTCTGTATAACTATACCAGCCCTAGTAGATGAAAAGGTAGCGTCACCACTTCCAGCGTTAGTTCCAACTAACTCAAAGTCTGGATTAGCTATCATTCGTGTCGCTTCAGAAGAATCTTGAATGTCAGCATTTCCTTGAGGTAGTCTTTTAAAAAACTCTTCCAAATACCATCTCTGAGAACTTCTTCTAAAATTACCCTCTACTTCTAAATCAGCGTTAGCACTAATCTTGTCATTGATAGTATCCACAACAAATAAAGTATTATTGCTACTGCTAGTAATTTTAAATGCTTCAGATACTGGACCTAAAGAAAATAGTGCAGAGCCTGAATTGGATCCAACATGCAAAGAACAAGTAGGTACAGTCTGAGATATACCAAAATAAGTAGAGTTAGAAACAACTCTACCCTCAGAATCCTCCACATACAAATAAGTATTGTTGCCGCCAGATGCTGTATCTATATCTCCAAGCTTAACATTGTAAGAACCTAAAAAATCACCGACATAAAACTTATTGTAACCGTTAGCATTTTGAACTAACACAGACTGATTAGATGTTCCTACTATATGTAAATTAGCCCTAGGAGTTGATGTTGTAGAAAGATTTAGAGTTAAACTACCTGAAACATTTAGTCTGGAGTCACTTAAAGATAATGCACTTTGATTACCGTCACCATCCTCTATTATAGTTGGTGTAGATCCACTAAAACCTACAGTGGACTCTGTCTTTAATAAAGTCTTATATGTATCTTTTATGTTTTGTCCTGTTAATGTTGCCATGTTATTTATT